CAAAATGATTATGATGAATATTTACACATATGGGAAGGAGAGTGCAGGACATCAACCGACGCACAAATATTCAGACATAAATATCAGGTGATGGACTTTACACCGCCAAGTAATGCAGTCTTTTATTATGGTTTAGACTGGGGATTTTCACAAGACCCAACAGCTGTGTTAAGATGTTTTATTTATGATAACTGTTTGTACATTGACCATGAAGCAGGTGGTCGACAAGTGGAGTTAGATAACACCTACAAACTAATAGATGAAATTCCCTTGTCAAAACAGCATATAATAAGAGCAGATAGTGCTAGACCTGAGTCAATCAGTTTTGTTAAAAGACAAGGCTACAAGATTGAGTCGGTTCATAAATGGAGTGGTAGTGTCGAGGATGGGATTGAGTTTATACGCAGTTTCCGTATGGTTTACATTCACACTCGCTGTTTAAACACAGCAGAAGAATTTGTGAAATACAGTTACAAAGTAGACAGATTAACAGAGGATATATTGCCACAGATAGTAGACTCAAATAATCACTACATTGATGCATTGAGATATGCATTACAACCAATGATAAAAAGAAAAGGACAACCAAAACTGGCAAGAGTAATAGGAGCATAGAATGGGAATTGATAGTACACATCCTTTGTATGATGAGTCAAAGGAAAAATGGACAAGAGTCAGAGATTCTTTTTTAGGTTCAGATGCGATAAAGTCAAAAGGTGAGATTTACTTACCAAAACTTAGTAGTCAAGAAAAAGGTGAATACGATGCTTATGTCATGCGTTCAATGTATGTCAATGCAATTAAAAACACCATTCAAGGTTTAGTCGGTGCTGTGATGCGTATAAACCCAGTAATAAACGCACCTGACAGAATTATGGAGTTAGCAGATGACATAACAGGCACAGGGGTAAGTCTTAATGATTTCATTTCTAATATGTTGTCTGAGCAATTGCTTATGGGCAGACAGGGTGTATTAGTTGACAGGACAGAAGAGCGTGCTTATTTGTCAGGATATACAACTGAGCAAATGACCAACTGGATGCAAGACATTATTGTTCTTAAAGAAACCTACTTGATGCAAGATTTAAACGATGATTACTCGCAATCATATGAAGTTCAATACCGTGAGTTACTTATTGACGAAGATGGTAAATTCTTAGTAAGAATATGGAAAGATAACGATGGCTGGAATGTTTCAGAAGAAATATACCCGACAAGAGTTGGTCAAGCATTGGATGACATACCATTTGTTGCAATCAGTGGTAATGAGTTAAATATGAATCCAACACAACCACCTTTAATGTCTTTAGTTGATACTAACCTATCAATGTACCGTACAAGTGCAGACCTTGAGCATGGCAGACACTTTACAGCACTTCCAACACCATATGTAACTGGTATTGACGGTGATAGTGAGTTGAGGATTGGTTCAGGCTCTGCTTGGATATTACCTGACTCATCAAGTAAAGCAGGTTATCTTGAGTTCACAGGACAAGGATTACAGGCTCTTGAAAAAGCTGTGGAAGAGAAGCGTTCAATTATGGCAGGTCTTGGTGCAAGTTTATTACAGACTCAAAAGAACGGTGTCGAGTCGGCTGAGTCACTAAGATTAAGGCAAAACTCTGAAGCATCAGTATTAGTTGGTGCTGTCCTATCAGTGCAAGAAGGTATATCAAAAGCACTAAGCATTATGGCAGAGTGGGAAGGGGTAAGTGGCGATATAGAGGTTGCACTCAACACCGACTTTGTTGACATTAAGATTGAGTCTGAGGATTTGGTTGCATTGATGAGTGCTTGGCAGTCAGGTGCTATAAGTCACGAAACATTCCTACACAATATGAAAAAAGGTGAAATATTGCCTGACGAAGTATCTGTGGAAGATGAAAGAGACAGGATTGACTTACAAAACCCAATGAATTTAGATTAAAAGATGAGAAACCATTGCAAAATATTAGCACTATCGTTGTTATTAAGTGGCTGTGGTGCATTAACAAACAAGTTTACTGATAACCAATGGGACTATATTATTAAAGATAATCCATTGATTATTCCACCTGATTTAATTAATGACAATACCGACCCTTTAATGTGTTCAAGTCAATATCCAAAATTATGTGACGGGTGGTTAAGTGATAAACCAATTGATGAACAGTGAATACAAATGAAAAGATACTAGACGAGATAACAGGGTACGCTGTAGATATACAAAGGTACGAGGCAACCGTACAGAAAAAAATAATAAAGCAACTTAAAAAACTTGAAAGACAATTAGTTGCTGAGCTAAGAGATTCAGGTGTTGCTGAAGCTGTCAGACAACAAACAAAGCAAAAAAAGTTAAAAGCTTTGTTAAAGAAAACACGAGAAACAATAACGACAGCTTATAAAGATATATCAAAAGAACATCTTGTGATATTAACGGAGGTTGCTGAATTATCTGAGTTGCAAACAGTTTCTGCAATAAACACATCTATTAAAGCAAATGTAATACAACCAAGCATGAGTCAAACCATGCTTAAAAATATTGCCTCTGACACATTAATTGAGGGTGCTCCAACAAAACAATGGTGGTCGAGAAGAACTGACCAATTTCAAAGCAAGTTTGCAGACACAGTCCGAATGGGAATGTTGCAAGGCTTACCTACAGATAAAATTGTTGGAACTTTGGTTGGCACAAAACTAAACCGATATAAAGATGGTGCGTTATATTCACAATACCGTGGTGCTGATGCATTGGTTAGAAGTTCAATCCAAACGGTAGCCAACACATCAAGGCTTGATACATATCAAAATAACTCAGACATTATTAAAGGAATTGAATGGTCAGCAACATTCGATAATAGAACATCTGAAATATGCATGGCACTAGATGGTTTGCAATGGGATTTAAACTACAAACCTATTGGTCATAATAAAGCTTTTGTTGGCTCAACTGCACATTGGAACTGTCGAAGCACACAAGTCCCAGTAACTAAGAGTTGGGAAGAGTTAGGTGCAAAAAGAAAGTTTGCAGAAGTTCCTGAATCAACAAGAGCCAGTATGGATGGACAGGTGTCAGGTGGCAAAAACTATGAGCAATGGCTCCGTGGTAAATCAAAGGCTTTTCAGGTTGAGGTTTTAGGTGTCGAGAAACAAAAGCTATGGAAAGAAGGTAAGATTGGCTTTAAAGATTTAGTCAATCAGTCAGGCAATCCTCTCACTTTAGAAGAAATAAAGAACAAAATTTAGTTTAAATATAACTTGACTATACGAAGTAAAGGCGTATACTAAAGGCTGTAAGGTTAATTAAACTTACATTTTTAAACTAAAAGAGGAAATAAAATGAAAAACAATAAAGAATATACAATTGAACTTGACGGAGAAGAATTGAAAGACTTTGATGACAAGCCAATATATTTCACATACGAAGATGCAAAACGCTATTACGAAGCATTAGCAAAAGCAGGTTGCAATGTGACTTACGGCAAAGACATAAAAATATTAAACGATATATTTTTATAATCAAATAAATAATAAGAAGGGTAAGGTTGAGGTCTTACCCTTTTTTTGTGCCTCCTAAAAAGTTGTGCTAAAATGCGTATCGACAGAGTCATTTTTTAATATAACGGAGTTATATATGAGCGAAGAAGCAACTGAAGTAAAAACATATTCTGAAGAAGAATATGTAGGAGTCAAATCAAAATTAGACGAGTTCCGTTCTAATAATGTTAAACTAATGAAAGACATGGAAGCCTTAACAAGTAAGTTTGAAGGCATTGATGTTGAAGCTTACAACGAGATGAAAAGTAAGCAAGAAGCAATGAAAGAAAAAAAACTCATTGATGCAGGTAAGATTGACGAGCTACTTGCTGAGAAAACGAAGCAGATGAGAGAGGTACACAATGTTGAATTGGAAAAAACCAACCAAGTGAACGCTTCACTACAAGACCAGTTAGCCAAATTAGTTATAGACAACGCTGTAAGAGATTCTGCTGTGAAAGCAGGTGTTGTTGAAACTGGTATGGAGGATATATTACTAAGGTCTAAGTCTGTGTTTTCATTGCAAGATGGAAAAGCAGTTCCTACAGACGCACAAGGAAACACTATTTTCGGTCATGGCACAAGTGAGCCAATGAGTGTAAATGAATGGGTTAAATCACAAATGGATATAGCACCACATTTATTTAAAGCTTCTTCAGGTTCAGGCTCAAAACATAATGCAAGACCTAATGGTGTGGCTAAACAAAATCTAACTGCCATACAAAAATTAGAACAAGGCTTTGCAAAATAGGTTTATAATACCCATATTAGCTGTCGGAGATAGTTAGACCCTACTTTATTGCCTGTGGCATACAGTAGTAGATTTGTTTAATCTGCCCTGTATACTAGGGGCAATATTTTTTTTTATATAGGAGTCATAATTATGGCATCAGTTACACTAGCTGAATCAGCTAAATTATCGGAAGATATGTTGGTTGCAGGAGTGATTGAAAATATCATTACTGTAAACCCTTTTTATGAAGTATTACCATTTGCAGGAATTGAAGGTAATTCTTTAGCTTATAACAGAGAGAATGCACTTGGAGCCTCACAGTGGACAACTGTAGGCACTGCTATTTCAGGCGGAAAAGCTGCTGCTACTTTCACTCAACTTACAACTTCATTGACTACTCTTGTAGGTGATGCAGAAGTAAACGGATTGATACAAGCAACTCGCTCTAACATCAATAACCAAAAAGCTGTGCAAGTAGCTTCTAAAGCTAAGGCTTTGGGTCGTGCGTACCAAGACAAAATGATTACTGGTACTGGTTCAAGCAACGAGCTAGACGGTCTACTTAACCTAGCATCAGCAGGCCAAAAAGTAGCATCAGCAACAAACGGTTCTAACCTTTCATTTGCAAAAATGGATGAGTGCATGGACAAAGTTACAGACAAAGACGGTGAAATCGACTACATTATGATGAACGCTAGAACTATTCGTTCATACATGGCACTACTTAGAGCATTAGGTGGAGCAGGTATCGGTGAAACAGTTACTTTGCCAAGTGGAAAAACACTTCCTGCTTACAGAGGTGTTCCAATCTACCGTAACGACTACATTCCAATTAACCAAACACAGGGTAATGTTTCAACAGCTACTTCTGTAATTATGGGTACTTTGGATGATGGTTCTATGATGCACGGTATCTCAGGACTGACTGCAAGTGGTTCAGCAGGTATCCAAGTCGAAGAAGCAGGTATTTCTGAAACTAAAGATGAAACAATCACTCGTGTTAAGTGGTACAACGGTCTTGCTCTATTCTCTGACAAGGGACTAGCGTTAATGACAGGTGTTCTCGACTAAGAGTTTTTATCTTATCCCCTGCTCACGGGCAGGGGGTTTACTGGAGTAATTATGTCATTAGATGCAACGGTAAATGGTGCGAACTCTGATAGTTTTATAACTGTCGCAACAGCAGACACTTACTTTTCAAATCACTTATATTCATCAACTTGGGATGCAGGTTCAACTGCTAACAAAGAAAAAGCATTAAAAATGGCTACTAGAATCCTTGACGAGAAATGTGCATGGTCAGGAACTAGAGCAACAAGTACACAAGCATTAGGTTGGGGTAGGACAGATGTTTACTATGATGGTATTTCTGTTTCATCTACTACCATACCAGTACAGATAGCAAACGCAACTGCTGAGTTTGCAGGTCATCTACTAGCTAAAGATTTGACAGTTAATGCTGAAGGTAAAGGTCTGAGTTCTATTAAAGTCGGAGATATTGAGTTAGACTTTGACAAATCAGACACAGCAGGTGTAATGCCTGACATTGTTCAAGAAATGCTAAGAGGTTGGGGAATAATTTACGCTAGAGCCAAGTTTGGTTCTGTCGCAGTAGTGAGGTCATAGATGCCTTACAGAACTACAATACAAAATTTAGTTGAGTCAGCTTTTGTCACATTAGATGACATTACTGAAACAATAACATATAAACACAAAACATCAAGCACCTATAATGTAGGAACAGGTGCAGTTGCTAACTCTGAAACATCGTACACAATCCCTGCGGTTATTAAATTTTTAGGCGGAGAGGTTGATGGCAACACAAAGGAAAAAGACTTTACTGGTGATTTGCAAGTGATGTTTGCAAGTAAAGACTTAAATTCAGGTTCAACTGAGCCAAATACAGCAGACACAATAACTTATGATAGTGAAATATACTCTATCAATAATATTAAGTCAGATTCAGTAAAAGCATCTTACACGCTTAATTTAGTGAGGCTAGGGTGAGTGTTGCTTCTTTCAATGTTGACTTAAATAAATTTGCCAAAAGCATGGACATTGAATTGGAAACAGTTGTGCGTAAATTAGCTTTTGAGGTTTACAAAGGTGTTACTCAAAAAACACCAGTTGACACTGGTCGAGCAAAAGCGAACTGGATGCTAGGCTACGGTAGTATTAATTCGACAATAACAAATAACACAACATTTACTTTAGTTCAGCCACCTAAAGGTTCAGGCAAACGACCAATATATATAACAAATAATCTGCCATACATAAGTAAACTTGAAAACGGTTCAAGTAAACAAGCACCAAATGGTATGGTTAATTTAACAATGAATGAAGTTCAAAGGAGTATTAGAAATGTCGTTCGCTAGTGAAAGAGCTAACATTGAAGGAAGATTTAATACTAACTGGACAACAACTACTATAGCTTGGGGTAATGTAGATATTGATACACCAAACAATGCTTCTTGGGTAAGGTTTAACATACTAAACGGAGATACTGAATATAGGGCAATAAATTATGCTAAACGATATAATGGTATAATAAATATACAAATATTTGTACCGATTAAAACAGGAACAAATGTAGCTAGAGGTTATGCAGATACGATTTCTGCAATCTTTGATTCAGTTAAATTTAATGATGTTTGTTGTGATGTGGCAAGTCTGACAACAGTAGGTACTGATGACAAATGGCATCAGATTAATGTAGATGTTCCTTATTGGAGAGATTCATGAATAAAAACGATGTAAAATTATATCCACCTAATGGTGGTGAAGATTATGTAATACCTCATCCTAGTAAGGTTGAGCAAATGAAAGAAAATGGTTGGGTTGAAAAACCTGTAAGTAAATCAAAGTCAAAGGAGAAATCAGATGGCGAATCATAAAGGCTCAGAGGGAGTCGTAAAAATAGGTACAAATCAAATCGCAGAGGTAAGAGATTGGAGTCTTTCTGAAACTGCTGAAACAATTGATGATACAGCAATGGGTGATACTGCAAGAACTAGGAAATCCTCTTTGACATCAGCAAGTGGCTCATTAAATTGTTGGTGGGATGAAACAGACACTAACGGGCAAATTGCAATGCAAGCAGGTAGTGAAGTTGCATTAAAGCTATATCCTGAAGGTAGTGCAAGTGGAGATTACTTTGCAAGTGTACAGGCAATTATTACTACGCAAGATGCAAGTGCTACAATGGATGGTATGGTAGAGGCATCTTTTTCTTGGGAGTCTAACGGTGCTGTTACTTGGGGAACTGTGTAGTGTATGAGTGTTCTTGAAAACGCAAAATCCCATTTTGATAGCTTAGAAACAAAAGCTATTGAGGTGGAAGAATGGAGTACGGTAATATACGCTACTCCATTTACGATGGGCGAAAAAAAGAAACTTTGGAAACACGCTAAAGAAGATGATATTGAGTTTATGGTAAGAACCTTAATATTAAAGGCTTTAAATAAAGATGGCTCAAAAATGTTTTCTATTGAAGATAAGATAACATTAATGAACAAAGTAGACCCAAATGTAATAGTACGAGTTGTAGGTGAAATATCGGTAGCAGAAACTATTGATGAAATGTCGGGAAACTAATAAGCGATTCCGAGTTAAAAGGAAAGTATGAACTTGCGAATCGCTTACACAAGACTGTAGCAGAAATTGATGCGATAACAGTTGAGGAGTTTAACGGATGGATTGCCTACTTCCAATTGAAGGATAACGATGGCAATTAATCAAATAGCAAACCTCGGAGTAAAAGTTGACCCTCGAGGTGCAGTCACAGGTGCTAACAGAGCAAAAAGAGCCATCACTGGTATTGGTGAATCGGCTCGTGGTGTTAAAAACAGAATTATGTCAATGCAAGGTGCTTTATTAGGTCTTGGTGCAGGTGCATTAGTTAAATCAATCATAACCACAGCATCAGAAGTTGAAAGCCTGCAAGTAAGACTTAAATTCTTAACAGGAAGTGCAGAGGACTCTGCAAAAGCATTTGAAACAATGACAAAATTTGCTTCTCAAGTTCCTTTTTCACTTGAGGACATTGAAAGGGCATCACCTTTATTATTAACAGTTGCAGATGATGTTGACCAACTAAATGAACTATTATCAATTACAGGTGACATCGCGGCAGTTTCAGGTCTTTCATTTGAAGCCACAGCAGGACAATTGCAAAGAGCCTTATCAGGTGGTATTGCATCAGCAGACTTATTTAGAGAACGAGGAGTTAAAGCATTTCTTGGTTTTGAAGAAGGTGTGCAATACTCAGCAGAGCGAACAGCAAAACACATATTCAAATTATTTAGAGATGGCACAACAACTGCTAAAGGTGCAACCTCAGAATTAGCTGATACATTTCAAGGTCAAGTGTCTATGATGCAAGATGCTTTTCGTGAATTAAAACTTGTAATTGCAGATGCAGGATTGTTTGATTTAACCGCACAAGCAGTTAAAAATATAACTGACATTCTTAAAGATGAGGAAACTATTACTAAGATGCAAGAGTTCGGTGCAGGCATACATAGAATAGGCATTGCAATGGGCAGAGTAATTGACGCATTTATGGGATTACCGCCATTTGTTAGAGATGTTGGAATTGTCTTAGCCTTTTTAGGTGGTAAGAAAGTAAAACTTGCAGTAGCAACTGTCACAGCAATTGCAATGGGTATAGATGCTGTAACAGAATCAATTAACAAGGCTAAAAAAGCATCTGAGGATACAGACGCATTAGAAGGCTTTTTAGATTTCCGAACACCTGAAGCAATTGCAGAAGCCGAAAAAATGCTAAATGAAGTAGACAGAGTTATTGATAAACATTTTTTTAAAGAACGAATGTTTTTTCAAGATGACATAATTAATATGCAAGATTTTAATAGGACAGTTGCTAAAACAGGAGATAATTTAGGTATGCTTTCTCACAATGCACATATGTCAATGTCTGCAATTGATATTATGGCAGAAAGTTTTAAAGGCATAATTACCATTTCTGATGAAGCTAATGAAAAAATAGAAGAATTCTCTGACGGATTAGCAAACAACATTGAAGATTCAATAATGAGAATGACACAAGGCTTAATGTCTTTTAAAGATGTTGTCAAAAATGTATTTCAATATGTAGCAATGCAAATAATCAGAAATAATATAGCCAAACCATTAGCATCATCTCTTTCTTCAATTATTACTGGTGCAGTTGGTGGTTATGCAACTGGCACCTCAGCTAGTGTTAGCAGTATCTTTCCACCAAGAGCAAATGGTGGTAATGTAAATGCAGGACAGCCTTACATGGTAGGTGAAAAAGGTGCAGAATTATTTGTACCTAAAAGTTCAGGTGATATAATTCCAAACAATCAAATTGGTGGCAGTACAGTTATTAATGTAACATATTCACCACAAATAAATGCTTTAGACCCAAGAACAGCAGGTACAGTCATTGTTGAAAATGCACCTACAATTGTTGGTGTGGTTAGACAAGCATTTGAAAGAAACGGACAGCAGGTATTAATATGAGTTTTCCAACGACACCAGTTCCAAGTTCAATATCAATAAAAAGTATAACCCCTACTTTTACAAGTGTCACTCAGTCCTTAAAAAGACAAGTAAGACAAAGAGGTGGACAAAGATGGCTTATATCAGCAAGTTATCCACCTTTAAATAGAACAGAATTTGCTCCTGTGTGGGCATTTGCTCAATTACAAAAAGGACAATTTAATACATTTACTTTCATTCCACCTGTTTATGGAAACACAAGTGGAACAGCAACTGGAACTCTACTTGTAAATAATTCAGGTGGCTATGCAGTTGGCACTACAACAATTGTAAGTGATGGATTAACAGGAACGCTTAAAGCAGGGGATTTTTTAAAATTTGCAGGTCATGACAAGGTTTATACATTAACTGCCGATTCAGGCACATCCTTAGTCATTGAACCACCATTATTGAGTGCTGTTGCAGATAATGAAGCAATAACTTATAACTCTGTGCCATTTACAGTTGCATTTACGACAGATTTACAAGAAATGTCTGTATCAACTAATGGTTTTGTAGGTTATAAAATAGACTTAGTCGAGGTCATATAATGGACAGAGGCTCAACAACAGCTTTCCAAAACGAAGTTGTCAAGGAAGCTAACAGACCAGTACACTTAGTAGAGATTTCATTTGCTAATGAAACCTTATATATGAATGATTCTTTTAGAGATATTACTTACAATGGTAATAACTACATTGGTGCATATGATTTTTTGTCTTTTACAGATATTGAAGAAACTGTAGAAGTAATGGTGAGTAAGGTTACTATTGCTCTGTCAGGTGTTGATAAAGTGTGGATTGGAAAAGTTTTGACACAGCAATATATTGACAGACCTGTAAAAATCTATACTGCGTTTTTAGACACAAGTTATGCTCTTATATCAAATCCTGTTTTAATTTTTGAAGGTCGCATAGATAAGCCATCAATAACCGAAGAATTTAATAGTGGCAAGTCAGTTGTTTCAGTAACAGCTACAAACTCTTGGGTAGATTTTTCAAGAAACACTGGTAGGCATACTAACAACGAAGAACAGCAAGTATATTTTGCAGGTGACTTAGGCTTTGAGTTTGCCTCAGAAATTGTAAAAGACATTACATGGGGTCAATCATGAACCCTGATAAAGAGCAAAAATTACATGCTTATGTTGAAAGTCAAATGGGTTTACCTTTTAAGTTTGGTGAGAATGATTGCCCGTTGTTTACTCTTGGTTGCATTGATATTATGCACGACTCAGAAAAAAGAAAAGATTTTGTAGGTTTATGGCATGACCAAAAGTCAGCATGGAAGTGGGCAAAAAAAAATGGTGATATATATGAGCATCTGTTGAAATGGGGGTATAAAAGAGTAGACATACAATTTATACAAACTGGCGATATTATCATTATGGAGCAAAGTTTAGCACATGCTAAAAAATGGAGAAGCGTTGCAGTTTGTTTAGGCTCAAAAGTTGCAATAGTGACTGAAGAACATGGGGTAGTTCCTGTTGATTTAAAAGAAGTGCCAAATATTAAAGGAGTAGTTAGATGGCAGTCACCTTAGTTACAGCAGTTGTCGGCACAGCAGTTACAGCAGGAGTTACATCTGTAGTTGCAGGTGCTATTGGAGCAGGTGCAGTTGCTACAGTTATTGGTGCTACAGCAGGGGCAGTTGTAGCAGGTGCGGTATCAGGTGCATTAACTGATACTCCCGATTTGGCTAATGAAACCGTTGAGGCTACTGCTAGTGGTTTATTGGTAAACAAAGCATCAAACAATGCAAGTATTCCTGTGATATATGGCACACGCAGAGTCGGTGGTACTCGTGTGTTTATGGAAGTTAGTGGTGCAGATAATAAATATTTGCATATTGTATTAGCAGTTGGAGAAGGAGAGATACATTCTTTTACACAGTATTATTTAAACGATATTGCTTACAATGATGCTAGGTTTAACAACAAAGTAACAATTACACCACATACAGGTGCAGATGACCAAACAGTAGACACAGGTTTAAGTGGTGCGGTTTCTAATTGGACATCAAATCACAGGTTAAGAGGTACAGCGTATTTATATGTCAAGCTAGAGTTTGACCAAGATGCGTTCCCAAGCGGTTTGCCAACTATAACAGCAGATGTCAAAGGTGTTAAGGTTTATGACCCTAGAACAAGTACCACAGCGTGTAGTGACAATCCTGCATTATGTATAAGAGATTATTTAACAAATGAAAGATACGGAAGGGGTATTCCTGCATCGCAAATAGATGACACCTCTTTTACTGCTAGTGCTAATTATTGTGATGAAAATGTAACAATTGGCGGTGTAAGTAAAAAAAGATATAGCTGTGATGGTGTAGTCAACACACAGAGCGGTTCAATGGTAATTCTTAAAAAACTTTTAACTTCTTGTAGAGGGTTTTTAATATTCACTGGTGGCAAATATAAGTTAGTTTTAGACAAAATAGAAACTGCTGTATTTACTTTTTCTGAAGATAATATCGTTGGCACATGGAACATAGGATTAGGTAACAAACAAGTACAATATAACAGAATTAATGCTAATTTCTTTAACCCATTAAGGCAATGGCAACCTGATATTGCAGTTGTTGATTCACCAACACTAAGAACACAAGATAACGGTCTTTTATTAGAAAAATCAATTGAATTGCCATTTACATCAGATATTGACAGAGCAAAAATGATAGCTACTGTTAATCTAAATCAATCAAGACAGCAAATGACAGTAGAGTTTAACTCAACTATAGAAGCACTTAGATGTGAAGTAGGTGATGTGGTGTATGTTAAACATCCAACACCGTCTTGGGATACATTAAATGGTGGGAGTGGTAAGAAATTTAGAGTTATAAAAATTAGAATACAAAACACAGACGAAGTTAAAGTTAGTCTTTTAGAATACGATGCCAATGCTTATGACTTTGGAACGATTGCATTAACCGACACATCACCAAATGCAAACTTACCTGACTTAACAACTGTTGTTGCACCAAGTAATCTTACAGCTACCGAGTCTTTATACGACACTATTGGTTCAGCAGGTGTCAAAGTGCGAGTTGACCTCAATTGGACAGCAAGTGCAGATGTTTTTGTAAAAGAATACAATGTGGAATGGAAACTGAGTTCTGATAGTACATATAACTCTTTAACTACAACTCGAACCACAAGTGCTAGGCTTGACGATGTAGACCCATTGCTACATGATTTTAGAGTAAGAGCAGTTAACACAATTGGTGTTAGTTCAGATTATTTAACATTAAGCAACTTTACGGTTGCAGGTCTTACAACACCACCTGAAAATGTACAAAATTTATCATTTATTAGTCTAGGTGGTTATGCTCATCTATCTTGGGATTTAGCCAATGACTTAGATGTAAGAGTTGGTGGTAATGTAAGATTTAGACATAGTAGTTTAACAAGTAATGCTAACTGGTCATCATCAACAGACATAGGTACTGCTGTTGCAGGTCATAATACAAATGCTGTATTGCCACTTCTAGCAGGTTCATATATGGCTAAATTTGTAGATTCTACAGGCAATGAGTCAACTGGCGTGTCAACATTTATTAGTACCTCTGTGCCTAATATTGTGCCTATGAATCAAGTCGTGACATCTACACAAAACCCAAACTTTACTGGTAACAAGACAAATTTAATTGCTGTCGATAATTTATTAAAGTTTGAGGCAGACACTTTATGGGATAGTTTTGTAGGTAATTTTGACACATGGGGTTATATCGATGCAATGGGTGGCACAGATTTAAGCGGTACTTATGAGTTTGATAATTATATTGACTTAGGTAACACTTTCACATCGAGAGTGACAGGCGAAATAGTTTTTACCGCATTTACTTCGGGTGATAC